GTGCTGATCTATCGTGTACAACGTGCTCCAGAACGACGAATCTTCAAGATTGACGTGGGCAACATGCCATCACACTTGGCCATGCAGTTTGTGGAACGTGTAAAAAATGAAATGCATCAGCGACGTATTCCCACAATAACAGGTGGTGGTACCAACATGATGGATGCCAGCTACAATCCACTCAGCATCAACGAAGACTATTTCTTTCCCCAAGGACAAGACGGTCGCGGAAGCAGTGTTGAAACACTGCCTGGTGGCCAGAACCTAGGCGAAATTGACGATTTAAAGTATTTCAACAACAAAATGGCTCGTGGCCTGCGTGTGCCTTCAAGCTATTTGCCCACTGGTCCTGACGACTCAGACCGTGCCATGAGCGACGGAAAAGTAGGCACAGCACTGATACAAGAGTACAGATTCAACCAGTATTGTGAACGTTTACAAGCGTTGATTGCACAAAAACTAGACGACGAATTCAAGATGTTCTTGAAGTGGCGCGGGTTCAACATTGACTCTGGCCTGTTTTCAATCAAGTTCAATGCTCCACAAAACTTTGCCAGCTATCGTCAAAGCGAGCTAGACAACACAAGAATTCAAGCATTCATGCAAATGGAACCGTTGCCGTACATGAGCAAACGCTTTATGCTGGAACGCTTCTTGGGATTGACCGAAGAAGAAATCAAAGAAAACGAACAAATGTGGCGCGAAGAGCGAGACCAGCCTGACATGCAAACCACTCAAGGTCAAGATCTGCGCAGTGTGGGCATAACCCCCGGCGGCCTAGAGGCAGACGTTGAAACTGGTGAAGAAATGTCACAAATGGAGCCAGCTGGTGCAATGCCTGGATCAGCTGAAGTAGCTGGTGTAGCACCTGGAGCCGCACCTGGCGCGGCACCGCCAGCTGTATAAATATTGATATGATACTCAACGAGTTTTGGCACAAAGAACCTGGCGCCTATCAGGATCTTGACAACGACAACAGCCAAACACAACTAGGCGATTTGCGTAAAACGCATCTTACACTGCGCCAACTCAACAAGTTGCGCAAAATGAACGACGTCCGTACTGTTGAGTACAAAGAAAAATTAAAATTGGTGCGTCAGCAGTATGCACCCGCACCTGCCCCGCCTGCGTAATAAATTCTAAATATTCGCCTTTTTCACACCTTAAACCACTGCTTTTTCTCCTACTGGGTAAATAAACACATACTTTACCTATAGGAGTTTTCTATGAATAGATTTGAACAATTAATCGAATACGTGATTAATGATGAAGAGGCGAAAGCCAAAGAACTTTTCCATGACATTGTTGTAGAAAAGTCACGCGAGATTTACGAAAACCTCATGCAAGAAGAAGCTGAGGAAATCGAAGAAGGCGCCGACGAAGACATCGAAGAAGGCGACATGGGCGGTGATGCTGCCGATAACCTGATTGATGATGTTGAAGCTGAAGAACAGCAAGACATGAGCATGGAAGGCGAAGAAGACTTTGGTGGCGACGACGAAGGTGGCGACGACATGGGCGGAGACGACATGGGCGGTGACGACATGGGCGGTGACGACATGGGCGGTTCAGAGCCAGCATCCAAAGACGACATCATGAATTTGGAAGACAAATTGGACCAGTTGATGGCCGAATTTGAAGACCTAATGGGCGGTGGTGATGACATGGGCGACGGCGACGGTTTTGGTCCTGAAGAAGGCGGCGACGCTATTGAAATGGACGACACTGAAGAAATGGGCATGATGGAAGCTGTAACACTAAAATCAGCCCCAAAGCCAGTGACTTCTGAAGAAGGCGGTGTCAACAAGAAGTCTACTGTAGCCGCTAACGCAGGTGCTAAAGGCCCAATTGGCAACTCAGTCAAGCCAGTACACGCTGGTGGCGAAATGGGTGGCAGACATGACACTCCAGCCTACAGCAACAACACAAAAGATCTGATTGGCAAAGTTGGTAACACACCAGCTCAAGGCACACAAAGTCCAAAGCCAGCTACCAAGCCACAACTTGGTCAAGCCAGCGGACAAAACAACAGAAGCCCAGTGGCAAAGAGTTAATTAGTCAATGAAAACTCTAAGAGAACAACTTACCTTTACACAAGCCAATATCCAGGTGCTGGAAGAATCCAGCACGGATGGGCAAGGTAAGAATCTCTATCTCAAAGGTATCTGCATTGAAGGCAACAAGCGCAATGCAAATGACCGGGTATATCCCTTACATGAAATCAGCAAAGCGGTTAACACTATTAATCAACAGATTAAAGAAGGTAACTCAGTTTTAGGTGAAGTTGATCATCCTGATGATCTCAAGATTAATCTAGACCGTGTGTGCCACAGTGTTGAAGGTATGTGGATGGATGGCGATACTGGATGCGGCAAGTTAAAGATTCTTCCAACCCCCATGGGTGAGTTGATCAAGACGCTGTTGACATCTGGTGTAAAATTGGGAGTTTCAAGCCGCGGAAGTGGCAACGTTGACGATAGAACAGGACATGTTAGTGACTTTGAAATAGTTACTATAGATGTGGTTGCCCAACCCAGTGCACCTAATGCATACCCCAAAGCAATTTACGAAAGCATGATGAACATGAAATATGGTCACAGACTGCTTGAAATTGCTCGGGAAGCTGGCGAGGACAGCAAGGTACAGAGATACCTAAAGAATGAAGTTGTAAAACTCATTCGGGATCTTAAAATATAAGGAGAACCAGGCATGTTAGATGCAATCAAACCATTGCTTGATAGTAACCTGATCACCGAGGAAACTCGACAAGAGATTAATGAAGCATGGGAAACCAAGCTAAATGAAGCTCGTGAACAGGCCCGTGTAGAACTCCGCGAGGAATTTGCACAACGCTATGAGCATGACAAGTCAGTCATGGTTGAAGCCTTAGATAAGATGGTTACAGAAGGTCTAGCCGCAGAGATTCACGCCGTTGCCGCTGAAAAGCAAGCACTGGCAGAAGATCGCGTCAAGTTCCAAAGCAAGATGAAAGAATCAGCACAGAAGTTTAACGGCTTCTTGGTTACTAAACTTGCAGAAGAAATTGGCGAACTGCGTAAGGATCGTAAAATGCACACTGAAGGTCTAGCAAAACTAGAAAACTTCATGGTGCATGCTTTGGCTCGTGAAATTCAAGAGTTTGCCGCAGACAAGCGTGACGTAGTGGAAACAAAAGTCCGCTTGGTTCGTGAAGCTCGTGAAAAACTTGAGACTCTTAAGACACGTTTCGTTAAGGAAAGTGCAGAGAAAATGAGTCAAGCTGTTAGCCGTCATTTAAAGGCTGAGCTCAATCAGTTACAAGAAGATATCAAGGTTGCTCGTGAGAACAACTTTGGTCGTCGCATCTTTGAAGCATACGCAAGTGAATTTGGTGCTACTCACCTCAATGAGAAAGCAGAAGTTCGTAAGCTGTATGCACAGTTAGAATCTAAAGATGGACAATTGGCCGAGGCCATTAAACTCACCGAAAAGGCGAAAGTCGTAGTTGAGTCAAAAGAACGCGAACTGCGTATGATCAAAGAATCCAATGAGCGTGACAGCACATTGGAAATGTTGCTGGCTCCCTTAAACAAGGAAAAAGCAGATGTCATGCGTAATTTGCTCGAAAGCGTACAAACTACCCGTTTGAAAAACGCTTTTGAAAAGTATCTACCAGCAGTGTTAGAAGACAGATCTGTAAAAGCCACCAAAGTGATTACCGAACAAGTTTCTGTTGCAACTGGTAATAAAACTGTTAACAGTACAGCTACGGAAGAACGCAGTAATGTGATCGACCTCAAGCGTCTGGCAGGTCTATAAATTTTTTAGGAGACTTAAATGTCACAAGAACTATTAGAAAGTCGCTGGGGCGAGACCAAAGAAGCTCTGCTTGAAGGTCTGAACGGCTCAAAGCGCAACAGCATGGGTGTTATCTTAGAAAACACTCGCAAGTATTTGAAAGAGAACGCAAGTTCTGGTTCAACAGCCGCTGGCAACATTGCCACACTTAACCGTGTGATTTTGCCAGTTATCCGTCGTGTTATGCCTACCGTTATTGCTAACGAGTTGGTTGGCGTTCAGCCCATGACAGGCCCAGTTGGTCAAATCCACACTCTGCGTGTGCGTTATGCCAACAGTTTGAC